TTTTTGTTTAAAATCTTTTTTTAAAGATGCAGCTTTCTCCTCATCTATTCTTATACCTCTCATTCTTGTATCAATTAAAATAGGTAGCAGCTCCATCTCCATATCCCAGACATCATGTAAATTTTGTTTTGTTATCTCAGTTTTAAAGTGCTGCCACAGCTTCAAAGTTAAACCTGCATCTTGCTCTGCATAAAATCCAACATACCCTGCTGGTAATCTCCATAGATCCGCTTTTGCATCTATGCCCCATTCTTTTGCCTTTTCGTTTAAAAAAGTCTCATTCTTAATTTCACCTAAATAATCTTTAGCACACGCATTTAAAGAAAAACTAAATCTATTTTCATTAACCAAAGCTGCTGCGATCATCGTATCAACAATTGGTCCATTAATATTAAATCCATTTATCTTTAACCAACCCACATCGTAACTTGCATTATGAAAAATTTTGACTGCTGGTGTATTTAAAACTTCTTGCATCCAGGCAACTGTAATACCCTCATCCATGTTACCACCTGCATCATGGTGTATTGGAAAATACCACTGTTGATCAAAAGCTGCTACAGCAAATCCTACGATATGGCCATCAAATGTAGCCCAACCAGCTCCTTTTGTTTTAATATTTGGATCTTTAGTTTCTAAATCAATAGCTATCTCTTTTGCATTTCTTAAATCTGGATACTCTGATGGGCAAACCCAATCAGAGTCATTATAAATAAAATTTAATTGATGTGTCATTTTAAATATTTAACTACAATAAAAGTTATAATGGTAGCAAAAATTATACCTATCATACCAATTAATAACATCAACAGCCCAAGAGATAATGTCATTTTTTAACATTACCTAAAAACTTTTTAAAAACTCCTTCATGATATTTTTTTTTAAATTTTTTCATCCAAAGCCAATTCCAAAAAGATCCATAAAATTTACCAAATCTATTAAGCCAAGACATATTATCCATATTATCTATCTCTTCTATCTGATGCTCAGTGCTTAATTTTTTTCTCTCTTCAGAAGAAAGAGTCATAAAGATTTTATAAGCTAATCTATTATTTTTCATCTAAGTCCTCCAGTTTTTTTATTTCTAGTTCACAATAATGTATTATTTTTTTTAAATCTTGTATTCCATTTTTTCGTTTATACCTACAAACATATTTCACCACGTTGCCCTGGAAAAACGTAAGTTCATTTTTTGATATAAATTCAAATGGTTGAATCGCCATGTCTTTGTAATGATCACCGCCTATCTGTCTATTTTGTGGAAATGCTTCATCAAACATGCTTTTGTCTGTCATAATTAGCCTCATAAAGTTTAAAATATTTTCCTAATGGAAAATTATATTGATGGTAAGTTCCTAATAAATGTAATGTGCTTTTTGATCTTGTAGCTCCTGTATACCATACCCGCAGTTCTTTTACTTTTTCTTGTATATTTTTTTTATCAAAGTGTGATGGAAAATTACATTTAGAAGCTAACACCACGTTATCTGCTTCACCACCTTTCACCTGATGTATGGTATCTATCGTAATTTTTGGTGGTTTAGATAAGTCTACACCTTCTCTCATTAACTTTTGAAAGTATTGTTTTTCTTTATCTTTGAATTTTCTTTTAAACACTTGTTCCCAAGATCCTTTATCCTCTCTCATACCACATCTGAGATGTAATTCATCAAAATTAAACACTTGATTTGGGTGAGCAAAAGACCATTTTTTGCTGTCCTGTGACCGGTATCCGTGATCTATGTTTAATAAATACTCATACATGATACAAGCTTCAGATCTAGTAAGCACTCCACCATCACAAATTTTTGCCCAATATTCTATAGCCAGGAAGTGATTCGGATCAAAAGATTTATTATTCTTAACATCTTGATAATACAAACCGAGATTCTTAGCTTCTATTTGTAATTCTTTTTTTACATCGTTTATTCTAGCTAAAACCATCCAATCACCCTCTAAATCCCAAGGCACTTTTTTTAATGTGTTCCATTTGTATATGGCTCCATCTTTCTGATTAGAGTAAAAATCTTTTTGCACTCTGTTATCACCCATACTATTTAGTAAACATTTGGAAAAGAAATGTATGTTTTTATTTAATCTAACAGACTTTTTTAATACTAAAGCTCTACCAGGAAAACTTTGAAATAGGGCAACATCTGCACCATTCCATTCGTAAATAGCTTGATCATCATCACCTGCAATATAAACTCTATCTACTTGTTTAGCTATCTTAACAACCATGTCCCACTGTAAAGGTGTAAGATCTTGAGCTTCATCCACCATCAATACTTTAAATGGAATGACTAAGCCATGTTTTATGTATCTCTCTACCATGTCAGTAAAATCTAACCTATCAGGTGTCCGTTGTCCGTTCTCCATTTCCATAGTTTTAAATTGTTCGTAACCTGCAATAATTGATTTGAACTGTTGAAGTCGTACAGCTTTTCTAGGTTGTTGTTTATATAATGATACAGGATCAACCTTCATGTTTCTGGCTCTGTCGTATATTTGTAAAGACCAATTATTAAAAACTTTTTGATCATCCCAACTATCTTTATAATTAACTTTTATAGTTCCATATTGGGTATGGAATATAAGCATGTCAGCTTTTGGATCTAAAACGGGAATCTCAGCAAACTGTTGTCTTGCCAAAGAATGTAATGTTCGAAAATATTTGAAATCATCTTCGTTATATTCTTTAAATTTTTTTCTAACTCTGTCGATACACTCATCAACGGCTTTGTTGGTAAATGATATGTAACAAATCTCATCTGGTGAATATCCTTTTTTTAAATATCTTTGCACTCTTTTTAACAGATTCTCTGTCTTACCTGTACCTGGTGGTCCAAATATTTTAATTGTTTTCCCACGGAGCTTTTGGCTTATTGAATTTGACATCCTTATTCCTGTGTTCTGTTTGTTTAGGTAGTTTAACAATCCAATGTCGACTATCAATACCTTGAAATTTTTTCTTAGGTTGTGCACCTCCTTGTTCTAAGAATCTTGTGCATTCTTTTTCATTCCAATTATAACCCATCTTTTTTATGAAAGATCTAAATGTTTCTAATTTAAACCTCATTTCTTTATCATCTCTCCAGATGTTACCTGAGTCTATTTGATCAAAGTCTGTAGTATCTTCTACATCCTCTAAAAATCTAGACATTCTAGAATTAAATACATCATCTCTTTCCTCTACCGCATCATAGCCTTCCATGTCTTGTTTGTTCTCCATA